AGGGTAAGGGCCCCCTTTCAGGCTAAATGGACTTCGAGATCCCCGCCGGCGCCGGAGTCTGATCAAACCAGCAAGCGGCCATGTCGGCATAGGATGCACCACGGCGCTGCAAGACCAAAACCGGCTGATACAGACCGGACAGGTAAGAGCTACCCGCCGCCCCTGTGACCACCCAGAACGCCAGAACATCGCCGGGGTAGATGTTGCCGGCAGGCTCCTCGGCATGGCCTTCGCTGACGGCCAGCGGGGGAGTCACGGGCACCCGGCTCATGTACTGGCCGCCCGGAGCAGACGCATCCAGCAGGTTGACCTGGGCCAGTAGGATTTTATTGGCCGCGACTCCCGCTGGATATTTGTACAGGCCCAGGACCCCTTGGGTGGCGATGCCGCCACCATAATGGAGGATCTGGGTGGGCCGGTAGCCAAAATAAATCGGCACACACGGGAAGTCGAGGGTCAGGATTTTGGCAGTCGCCCCCGCTGAAGCACTCAGCAAGAGGGCAGTGGTTCCCGCATCGTCGAACATCTGGGGAGCCACGGTGTACAGGCCGATTAGCGGCTGCACATACATATTAAGTTACCTCCTTGGAGCGAGATCAGCCTACAGGCTGCCCCAGCGGATCATCTTGGCCAGGCCGTCGTTGCTGTAGTTCCAGACCGGGCCAAAGGTATAGACCCCATACCACAGCATGGCGTGGATCAGGCCACCCTTCCCGCCCCAGTTGGGGTTTAACCGCAGGCTTGGGGTTTCCGCTTCGATCCGGGCCACACCCTGATCACCGAAGAAACAGGCGTCACCAATTTGGGTAGAGGTGCCGGTTTCGTCGCCCATGGCATTCTGCCGGTTGATGCGGACGAAGCGGATATTGTGCAGGTTGCACTGCTCGTTTTTATAGAGCATATCCCCCTTGCCCATCGCCTGTTGCCAGCGCTCCACGGTGGGGTCGAGAAGCAGGTTCTCGATGTTGGACCCAGCGGACAGACAGACATAATGGTCGTTACCGCCGGTTTCCGCCGGAGTGTTCCCGATGCTCTTCCGGCGCGGCCGGTTGTAGAAGGGCACATGGATCGTATCCCACATATACTGCGAGATCTTCTTGATGTGATCCTTCGTCATCGGGTAGTTGGCAACGGCCGGCGGTGTCCCGGTGGTGCTGTAGGTCACGCCGGTCAAGCTGGACGGGGTGAACACGATCTTGACATCGGAGCTGAGGAAGCCCAGTTCCGAACATTCATTGTCCATGGTTTCCGCCAGGTGCAAGCTCAGGGCTTCCCTGAAGATTGCGTCGGGCTTGAACTTGAACAAAAGTTCCAGTTTATGGGTGAAGGTGAGCGCCGTACCATGCTCGGTCAAGGTCAGTGACCGGAGCCCGAAGGCCAGCATCCTGACCGGCACCTCGCCCTCTTCCTGAAGTGATGCATCCTTGACATCAGGAATGGGAAGGACATGGTACATATTGACGGTGTCACCGGCGTTCTTCTTGAATCCGAAGCCGAAGTCCTTGGTGAACGGGACGATACGGCACTCGCCGGTGGACGCCCAGAGCAGCTCGTCGCTGATCTGGTGATTCCCCATCAGGCCCCCACCTAGATCTGTCCAAAGGTGTTCGTCGGCCATTTAGGTTTCCCTCCGATTAGGCCCCGCCGACCTCACGCTGATCAAACATTTCCAGCATGGTGCGCCGGCGGAAAGGCTTTGGTTTCCCAGTGTCAGGGCCAGGTATTCCCCTGCCCAACACTTGCTGATTTCTTTGGTACTCCTCGGCCCTCTTGCGCTCCGCTTCGGTCTGGGTGATCTTCCGGCCCAGGCCAGCATTGACGAAGTTGACCATCCAATCGACCACTTCCTGAGTCGGACCCTGATTTCGCAGGTTCTCAGGAAGCCTGTTGGCCGCGGCTTCAAACATGATGAAGTCGGGATGGCTTTCGTCTGCGAGCTGCAATCCGGCTTTCTTACCCAATTCAACCGCCGTATCCCAGGCTTTCTCCTGGGCGATCTTGCGGTCGGCTTCCAGCCGGGTAGCATTTTCGGCTTCCCTGGCAGCCTTAACCTTTTTATCCACCGCCTGGTCTATAAGCGCTTCAATTTCGCCTTCCCTCTTGGTTTCACCGAAACCCAGACTGAAAAGGGCTTCATCGGTTTCGGCCATGAGGTTGGCAAAATCCTGCTTATAGGTGGGGCTGGTGTTGTCCAAGGCCCACATCTTTTCAAGGAAGTTGCCCCTTATTTCGGCAATTTTGGTCCGCCGCTCTTCACTAGAAAGTTTCGGCGGTCTTTCAGGAGGTTTCTCTTCTCCGGGCGGCGGCGCTTCTGGATGTGCTGTCCGGTACGCCGCCAAATCGGCTTCGATCTTTTCTCGAAGCTTTTTCTCTTCGGCTGCCGCAGTTGTAGCTTCGTGCATCCTGACTTGGGCAGCCTTGATCCTGGCCTGCGCTTCCTCTATGGTTTTGGGAACTTCTTCCTCACCGGGAGGGGCAACGGCAGCCGCAGCAGCAGCTTCTTCCTCAGTTTTAACCTTAGCCGCAGCAGCAGCTTCTTCCTCAGTTTTAACCTTAGCCGCAGCTTCGGCTTCGGCAGCCTCGCGAGCTGCTTTATCTTCCTCGGTTTCCCAAACCTCCTCCTGAGGTTCATCCCGGTAAGGCGGGGGTGCTTCCTCAGGATGGGCAAGTTTATAGGCCAGAGTGCTCTTATCCTCCTCCAACTCCTCTGGAGGGGCTTCCTCTTCGCCCGGGGGTTTAACAACCTCCTCTTCCTTTGCCTTTTTTGCCATGGGTCACTTCCTTTCTGGGAGAGTCCGTTAGGGTCCCAGTATTGCTATATTCTCACGCCGGAATCCTTGCGGGCGGCGGGAGTTGCTAGACTGCGTGTAGCCTGGCCATGATCTTCCTGGTCAGGTTCTTGGCCATCAATTCTGCGTCCAGGTTAACCTTCAGATTGGTTATCAGGTGCATCTGCGCCTTGCCTTCGTCGCTTTCCTTGTAAACCCGGTACATCGTTTCTTCAATGATGCCGGTCAGCAGTTCCAAAAGAGCACTACTTTCCAGTTCCCGCCGAAGCTGCGCAGCTTTACGCTCTAATTCAGCTTGTTTTGCTTTAGCTGCAGCCACTTCGGCCGCTTCGGTTTCAAACCGGCTCTTGCCGACTCCAAGACCCATTGGTTGTGGCATTAGGCTACTCCTCCTTCGGGAGTTGGCGGCGCACCCTCCCCGCCCGGCGGTATCGCTCCAGCTTTGGCACCGAACAAACCGGCCTGGGCCAGGTGTTTGTCGCCTTCCGCCCCGATCTCGTGAGCCTGGGCCGCCGGCACTTGAGCTTCAGCCGCCTGTTTCGCCTTCATCGCTTCGACGGCGGCTTCTTGCTGGGCCTGCTGGGCGTCATCGATCCGTTTGGCGTCATCGTCGCCTACCAACATCCCGATATCGACTAAGTTGGTGTACTTGACCCGGGCCTTGAGATACGGATAAGGCTTGAGGTATGGAAGGAAAACGCTCCCCTCTGTGAATAGCTCCTCCATTTTTTCCAGGTTCTGGAGGTTTTCCTGGTGCTTCATGAAAGCAGCAATCCCGGCGATCTTGAAGTTGCCGGTGCTTAACTTCGGCAGTCGCAGCATGGTGGGGCTTTCTTCTGCCGGGACCCTGTATTTAGCGGCATATTCAGGAAACCACTTATTCAGCTCGTCAAAGGTCATATTGATGGCCGCGGTTTCGGCCATCGCGGCGATCACATTCAGGGCCCCGTCCTCGATATCGGTGGCGATGGCGCCTATAATATTCGATGACTGTCCTAAATTCTGCTCGGCTTCCTTTGCCGTGACATAGCTTCGGTAACCCGGGGCTCCCTGGACGGTGCGGTCGATCATGGCCCCATCGTCCATCATCATGTCGGCCTTGCTCATCATAGCTATGATGTCATTATTCTGGGTGTTCCGCTCCACCACCCGCACCACCTTCTGGCCGCTCTGGGTTTCATAGACCAACGCCACCTTGCCAGGAAACACCTCGTTATCCAGGGGGTTCACCATGGCATCGGTGTTAACCTCCAGCATGGGGTTGACCACCCAGTTGAGATTGTCCGCATGAAGGGACAGCAGGTTGTTGGCGAAATACCACAGACCCCGGATCCCCTGCAGTAGGCCCCGGCCGTCAAAACGCCGCAGGTTGGGCAGAGCACTGAAGCCTATTCCGGGCCAACGCAAACTCGGGTAGGGGCTGGGCCTGGGCGGCCGGATAATCCGGTTGGCCGCGATAGTAAAGGTGGCCCGGGGCAATAACATTTCACCAGTGGGGCCGATCACCGTTCCCCAGAACTCCGAAGTCATCACGGTGTTGACGAAGGCCCCCTGGGTGTGAACCATATTTTTCCGGCGGGCGATCTCCTCCTCGGTAAGATTCGGAGAACTGATCCAGCCGCCGCCGGTGGCGAAATCGGTCACACTCTGATAGATCCCGTCATCTTGCCCTTTTTTAAGGAGGTAATAAGGCTGCCATTCCTGGTGGATCCAGTACCGGCCTGACCAGGGCTTGCGGGACTCGGCCGCCGGATCCCGGTGGATGTTTTCCGGCGGGATCAGGAGCAGCTCTAATCCTTGACTGTTATTCCAAATCGGGATGATCTCCATTGAAGTGCCCACGGCCAGGGCCATGGCGGTAGCATCGGAGAACTGAACCGGGAAATTGGCGTAATTGCGGGTCACCATCAGACCCATGAAATCCTTCCAAAATTGTGCTGCTGCCGGATCTTTTTCGTTCTCAATACTCAAAAAGTCCACATCAAAGGCCTTGCGGGCCAGGGCTCCGCCTACCCGGACATATTTGTTGGGTTTCGGATAGGTGATTCGGCTCATCCACATTTCCTTCAGACCCCAGTTATCCGGCTCCTCCTCATTGAAAATCTTCCAAAGTTCCTCCTGCATGAGCCTGATGTCGAGCATGGCCTTGACAGAAAGATCGACGCAATCCAGGCAGTAATTGACGAAGTGATCCGGAGTTTCGCCAGCGTAGGCAGCCGCGGCTTCGGCCCGCTCCCGCATCTCCTTCTCATCGATCTGAATCTCTGTGCCGGCGTTAGGTCTATTTTGGACGCCAAAACCCTCTGTCCTGGTACGCCAGTTATCTTCGACGGCCATGGCTATTCCCCGTTCTGAAAGGTAGTGGGCTTTCTCTCGTTCATGGCGTCTTCTTTATAGGCTGTCCCGGCAAACTGGTGTAACTGGGCGTCGGTGCAATGGGTGAAGGTTGGATCTGCCTGACCTGCGATTCAACCCTCTGGACCGGCTTAACCTGATCCGGTTTGGGGCCGGATTGAGGACCGGCTCCCTGAGTTCCTCCGCTCAATGTCTTATCCAGACCAGGCCAGACCTTCCCTCTCAACCAGGTTCCCGCCCGTTGCCCTAGTGTCGGCGATTGTGGATCACCGTTAGGCATGGTTTCCTCCATCAAATCTTTCTGACGGTAGAATCAATAATATGGACCTTGGGGCCCGTAACTTCGGTTGGAGGTGAAGCTTTTACCGCCGGTTTGGAAATCTTCTCCGGCGGATTCTCTTTTGCCGGATTCAATTTTGGCTTAGTTCCGGCAATCTGGTGATACGCGGCAGATTCTTTATCCTTTTTTTGGGCCAGTTCTTTGGCGGCTTTCTGGGCAGCGGTCAGGCGTTTTGTATCGGCTTCAATTATCCGGGCTTCGGATAAAGTCCGGGCATCGCCGAAAGGACAATGATCTTCTTCCAAAGAGGGTCTTGTGGATCTGGCCATGGTTCCCTCCTAATCATGATGCTTCCGGGGACGCAGGTGGCGCACCCGGGAGTCGATCGTATGAACTGGCAGACCGCGTTCGCTGCCCTTGGCAAAGTCGTGAAGCTCCTCTGTGGTCATGCTCTTGGCTATCTCGGCCGAAGGCGACCCGGGTTTAGCCGTCGCTTCGCCCCGTTTGACCGCCAGGGCGATGCCTGCTGCCCTCCCTTGTGCCTTACTTTCCTTAGGCATGGCTTCCTCCCTACGGGCCGCAGACCCCAAAGTCAGGACAGTCGCGGCAAAAAATGTCCTTGGTGCAATGTTCAGGAGAGTACCGCGGAGCTGTCTGCTCCATAGCACTCTGCTCCACTCTGATCTGGCCTCTTTCCGGCCGACCCAAACCGTAGGCACGGCGCACTGCCAAGCTCATCTCCCCAAACTTTTCCATGGTTCCCCGCCATTTGGGTAAGTGGTGAACCAGATAGTTTTTGGACCGCGAGCAATTCGCGGCAAACCGAAATATTTATCCAAGGCCTGGGCAACACCAGGAGTTTCGCTGCACAGGTCGTGGCCAGAAATCATACAGTTAACGCGGGGAGCCCAAAGTTCCAGATCCTTAAAGACTCCAGCAAAATTGTGATCCCCATCGATAAAAACCATGTCCACCATGGGTGGGATCAAGGGTGACTTTGCAGCTTCTTCGCTGCTCATCTCGACGATGACTAAATTGGAAAAGTGGCCGCAGTTACGCTCAAGATCTGGTCTGGTATAAATTTCGTTGTCTTGAAAAGGGTGCATGGTCCCGCAATAATGGAAGTCCACTGAATAAACCGGGCCCGGGCAGCCGGCCAGTAGAACATAGGTGCTTCGACCTTCAAAGCTGCCTATTTCTACGATCGACTTCATCTTTTGGGCGGTTTCATACAGCCACTGCAACTCTTCGGGGTCCATCCACCCCAAGATTTCTTGCGCTCTTTTTACCGGGTTTTCCACACGGGATCTCCACTAAACTGCCGACTATGTCCCAAAAGGTTTTTGGTACTTGACTAAGCCAAGCCCGCAGACCAGCCTGGTCTTTCAGGTTCTTCCCCCAGGACAGGGCCTGCACGATATCACCTGCCATCACCTTGCAGCCGCAGAGGGCGGCTTCGAAGA